TTTCAACCATATATACTAATAAGCCACATTGGACATCAACTCTTGACGGGGGAACTTTTTGATTTATGACAAGAGATAGTGAAGTTGATATTAATGTTTTAGTGCGTTTGTATAATCAAAAATTATCAACACTAACAAATCAAAATGTTTTGTTAGAAGCAAAACTTCAAACTTTATCCGACGATTTTGCTCAAGAAAAAAATGAACTTTTGGCAGCAAATCTTGAACTTCAAAATAAGTATGATGAGTTGAAGAAATCCAAAGAATCTGAAGAGTAAAGAAAAAAATGGCAAAACCAGCAAGTAGGCAAGAACTTATTGATTACTGTCTAAGGCGCCTAGGAGCGCCTGTGCTGGAAATTAACGTTGATGACGACCAAATAGATGATTTAGTTGATGATGCCCTCCAGTACTTCAATGAGCGCCATTTTGATGGTGTTGAGAGGATGTATTTAAAGTATCAAATAACACAAGACGATATTAATAGAGGTAAAGCAACATCAAAATCTCCAAGAGGTCCTGGAATTACAACGACAACCGCAACATCAACATCTGGAACTACTTTTAATTGGTATGAGTCTTCGAATTACATTCAAGTTCCAGATTCGGTGATTGGTATTGAAAAGGTATTTAAATTTGATACTAGTTCCATTTCTGGTGGAATGTTTAGTATTAAATATCAACTATTTTTAAATGATTTATACTATTTCAATTCAGTTGAACTTCTCCAATATGCAATGGTTAAGTCATATCTAGAAGATATTGATTTTCTACTCACAACAGACAAGCAATTAAGATTTAATAAAAGACAAAATAGACTGTACTTAGATCTTGAATGGGGAGCACAATCTGTCGGAAACTTTCTTGTTTTGGATTGCTATCGAATTTTAAATCCCAATGAGTTTACGAATGTATATAATGATAGTTTCTTAAAAAGATATCTAACCGCACTAATTAAAAGACAATGGGGTCAAAATCTCATTAAGTTTAGGGGAGTTAAACTTCCTGGTGGAATTGAACTTAATGGTAGAGAATTGTATGAAGATGCTGAAAGAGAAATTGATGATATTATGAAGAGAATGTCTATGGATTATGAACTTCCACCATACGATTTTATTGGATAATGGCACTTAATCCTTTTTTTCTACAAGGAACTTCTTCTGAACAAAGATTGGTTCAGGATTTAGTAAATGAACACCTTAGGATGTATGGTGTTGAGGTTGTTTATATACCTAGAAAATTTGTAAATAGAAAAACTATAATTGAGGAAGTTCAGAGTTCTAGATTTGATGATAATTTTTCAATAGAGGCGTATGTAAATACGTATGATGGATATTCTGGTGCAGGAGATATTTTAACTAAATTTGGAATGAGTTTAAGAGATGAATTACTAATCACCATCTCAAAAGAAAGATTTGAGGACTTTATTGCACCATTTTTAGGAGCACTAGATGACGGTAGTGGTGAGGGTGAAGTAATTTTAAGTACCAGACCAAGAGAAGGTGATTTAGTTTATTTCCCATTGGGACAAAGAATTTTTGAAGTTAAATTCGTAGAGCACGAACAACCTTTTTACCAGTTAGGAAAAAATTATGTTTATGAGTTAAAATGTGAACTATTTGAATATGAAGATGAAGTTATTGATACTTCTATTGAGGAAATAGATACCCAAGTTCAAGAAGAAGGGTATATTACTACTTTAAAATTAATTGGTGTAGGGAGAACAGCATCAGCAACTGCATCAATTTTAGGAACAGTTGATTCTGGATATATTAAAGAAATTTTCTTAAATAATGATGGTAGTGGTTATACTTCAAATCCAGTAGTTACTATAAGTAGTTCTCCAACAGGACAAATTGGAGATAATGCTACCGCTGTTGCAATAACAACAGTTCGAGGAGGTATTCGTTCCGTCGAAAAACTTTATCTAACAAATGCAGGCGCCGGATATACAATTCCACCAACAATAACTATTTCTGGTGGAGGTGGAATTGGAGCGGCAGCAACTTGTTCAATTGAAACAACTTATAAAGGTGTGATCAAGTTCACTCTCACTGATGGTGGTGTTGGTTATGGGACAGCACCAATAGTAACAGTTTCTGCACCTGGACAACTTTCCATTAATGGTATTGGGCAAACTGCTGTTGGAATTTCTTCTATTGGAATGGTAGGTTCTGATGTTATCGTAAGGTCAATATACGTTTCAAATCCAGGATTTGGATATACTTCAACACCTACTGTAATAATTTCAAACCCAGAAACTCTTACAGGCGTTGGAACATACTTCTTTAATGAGATTGTAAGAGGTTCAAGATCACAGACAAGAGCAAGAGTTAAGAGTTGGGATCAGGACACTAAAATTCTTAAAATTTCAAATGCTGGCATTGGAGCAACACAATCTGCATTCTTACCAGGAGAAACAATTATCGGTACAGAGTCTGGAGCACTATATAGTGTTCAAGGATATGATCGAATGGATACATACGATAAATATAGTCAAAATGACGAGATTGAAGAAGAAGCAGATCTTATTGTAGATTTTTCAGAGTCAAATCCATTTGGTAATTACTAATGTTAGGAACTTATTATTATCACGAAATTACAAGAAAGACTATTATTGCTTTCGGTACTCTCTTTAATCAAATTCATATTCGCCACACGGACCAAAGTGGTAATAATATAAGTGATATGAGAGTTCCTATTGCTTATGGTCCAAGACAGAAGTTTCTTGCAAGAATTCAACAACAACCAGAATTAAATAAAGCAACTCAAATTTCATTGCCAAGAATGTCATTTGAGATGACTTCAATTCAATATGATCCAACAAGAAAAACAAGCGTAACTCAAACATTTAAAGCTTGTGACGATGGTGGTAAAATCAAAAAAGTTTTTATGCCAGTTCCATATAATATTGGATTTGAATTAAATATTCTGACAAAGTTAAATGATGATGCTTTACAAATTGTAGAGCAAATTTTACCATATTTTCAACCAGGTTTTAATTTAACAATAGATCTAGTAGATTCGATTGGTGAGAAAAGAGATATTCCTATGGTTCTTGAAAATATAAACTTTCAAGATGATTATGAGGGAGATTTTTCAACTCGAAGAGCACTCATTTATACATTAGGATTTACGGCAAAAACCTATCTCTTCGGACCTATTGCAGAAAGTTCAGAGGGTCTTATTCGTAAGGTTCAAGTTGATATGTATACAAATACCGATACCGCTAATGCAAAACGTGAGGTGAGATATACTGTTACTCCCGATCCATATGATGCAAATCCAGATGATAATTTTGGATTTAATGAGAACTGGGAATATTTTGGAGATTCAAAAGAGTTTAGTCCAACTCGTAAAATTGATATTTAATAATTATGCCAAACAATTATGATAAGTTAGATGAGGCTCTGAACATTAAGAGTGAAATTGTTGAAGTTGAAAAAGATACTCCAATTGTCAAAGTTGAGACTTCAAACCATAATGATATAAAAAAAGATTATGAATACACAAGAGCAAATTTATATTCTCTTATAGAAAAAGGGCAAGAAGCCATTAATGGAATAATGGAACTTGCAGCAGAAAGTGATCAACCAAGAGCATATGAAGTTGCTGGTCAGTTGATTAAAAGTGTAGGAGATGTGACTGATAAATTAATCGATTTGCAGAAGAAACTGAAAGATGTTGAGGAAGACGTTGTTAAGTCGCCAAGCAATGTTACCAATAATGCAGTATTTGTTGGGTCAACATCAGAGTTATCTAAGTTGCTTAAACAAGGTTTTCTAAATAATAAAGAGTAATTAGTTAAGTTTGTGCTTAAAATAAAGTCCCATAAGACAGTTGAGCAAATTGCGAAGAAACATCGCCTAGAAGTTTCTTTCGTAAAAAATCAACTTGAAATGGGAATTCCTATTGAGCACGAGCATACAAGAGATAAAGTTCTTGCTACTGATATTGCTCTTCAACATCTTGACGAGATTCCAGATTACTACACTCGTTTGAAAAAGATGGAAGCATCTGCCATAAAAAATCATAAAAAATTTAAAGATGTAAAAGAGCACTGTGGATGTGAAGATGATGCCGTTGAAGAACTTGAACATCAATTAAAAACCTTAAAAGATACTTCTTATGATTCCATTGACAAATTAATGCGTCGTGTTATGAAAAAACACGATTTAACAGCAAAACAACTACACAATGCCTTTGTCAATAAAAATGGAAAAACACCAGATGATTGGGTTGAAGATCTAAAAGAAGGAACTTTACATCATTGGTTTAAAGGATCAAAATCAAAAAGTGGTAAACCAGGATGGGTTCAGGCAGATGGGTCTCCTTGTGCAAATGAACCAGGAGAAACTAAAACACCAAAATGTTTTAGCAGTGGTAGGTTAAAATCACTAAAAGCAAAAGGTGAAAAGGGTGAAGCATTAATTAGATCGGCAATTCGTCGCAAACGTCAAGAAGATAAGGGGCAACAACAAAAATCTGGGGCAGCAAAACCAACTAATGTTCCAACCTTTGCCAAAGGTAAAAAAGATAAAAATTACGTTAAAGCAGAACCAGGAATTAAAGAATCGATGGAACTCAACGAAGCACAAAAAGACAAACCAGGCAAATCTAGTGGTAAAAAAGATGCCTGCTATCATAAAGTAAAATCAAGATATGATGTTTGGCCAAGTGCATATGCATCAGGAGCACTTGTTAAATGTCGTAAAGTTGGTGCTTCAAATTGGGGAACAAAATCAGAAGCAGTAAATCCTGCTCAACAAGCAGCAATTGCAATCAATATGAAGAAAAAAGGAATCAAGCCAAAATCGGAAATGAAGGAAGAATTTGGTGTAAGATATTGCCCAAAATGCCAAAAGAATGAAACCAGAGATGAGTGTAAATATGGTCCAAAGTTTTGGGAAATGTTCTCAGCACCTCCAGTATTAACTTCTAATCAAATAAAATACGATCCAAATAGACCTCATCCAGCGAATGAAGAGAAGGATCATGAATATTCAATGGCTCGTTCAGAACTTTCAACCATTATTTCAGCAGCAAAAAGACTGAAGAAAAAAATGAAGGGTGAGGGTAATATTGAGGCTTGGGTTCAGTCAAAGATTACAAAAGCAGCAGATTATATCGATACAGCAGCAGATTACTTAGAAAGTGGTGAGCATAAAGTTGATGAATCTGTTACAGTTCAAGATTCTACTGGTAATGATTATGTTGAGTTTATTAATATTATTAAACCAGAACCATTGCAACCTTCTAAAGGATTAGGAAATAAACTTTCTGTCAGAGAAGAAACTTTTTCCAACTGGAGAGAGGAGTTAGAACAATTGGATGAAAATCCTTTGGTTGGTCTTGGTGTCAGAGCAGGTCTTGCTGCTGGAACTGCACTTGCTGGTAAAATGGTTTTTGATAAAGCAAAGGGAGTTGCTGATAAAATTGAGAAGCAAAATATTGAAAAAGAAAAGCAAATTAAACAAATACTAGGAAATTCTCATGAACTAGAAGGTGAGCAACTTGATGAAAAATGCTGGAAAGGATATGAAAAGAAAGGTATGAAGACGATGTTTGGAAAAAGATATCCAAACTGCATAAAAAAAGAAGAATTTTCTGATTGGAGAAATGATCTTGGAGAAGACTGGCAATCAGTAAATCGTAAAGACAAAACCGATGGTCTAAGTCAAGCAGCAGTTGATGCTTATCGTCGTGAGAATCCTGGATCAAAACTTCAAACTGCGGTTACTGAAAAGAAACCAAAGGGCAAAAGAGCAAAGCGTCGTGCTAATTTCTGTCGGCGTATGAAAGGTATGAAGTCTAAACTAACTTCTGCAAAAACTGCAAGAGATCCAGATTCAAGAATTAACAAAGCACTTCGTCGTTGGAACTGTAACTAAAATGAAATCTTTTCAACAATTCCTATCAGAAAGTATCACCATTAATGGTGATTTTAATGGAACTCTAAATGTAGGTTCCTCTCAACCAGAAGAAGCAAGCGAATCTTTCTTTGCTGATGTAGTTTGGGAAGGAAAGATGTATCGTTTAGAAGTAGAAGGAAAGATGCTTTCTAAAAATGAATTGGCAGAACAAATTCAAGGAGAATATCCTGGTGCAATTGTTCATAACGTTTATCCTTCTCAGGTAAATACTTCAAGAATTAAAAACGCACAAAGATATCAACCAGAAAGATTGTCTTGGAGTGAGTGATTAATGGCACAATTTAATAAAAATACTCAAGATTTTTTAAATCAAGAGAGAACTCTTTTTGAAGTGAATATGATCGCCAATAAAAATGGCGAGGTAGTTACACTTGACAATCCATTTCCAGTTACTGGGACAATGGGAATTTCTACATCATCAACAGTATCAGTTACTTTACCTTCAACATCAACTGA